TCATCGCAGGGTATGAATTTTATCTTTTTATTCATACTATCCTTCCTTTCCCAGACCACAGAGTAATCCATCGGGATTTTTTAGGCTTCTTTTTTCCTTCCTCGAAGACCTCTTTGATTATCTCCTTAAGCTCTTCAGGAGTCCACTTGAAGTCTTCTTTTTTGTATACTTTATTATTTGGTTCCATAGTGGAAGATAAGGGATTCGAACCCTTGTCCCTGCCGTGCAAGGGCAGTGCTACGCCATCTCAGCTAATCTCCCAAAATAAAAAACCCTCCGGTTATGGGAGGGCTCTTTGTTAGTACTAAAATAGTATTCAACAACGATCCTCCTTAGGCTTAGTATCTCTACCGGCCTTAATGGTTACTCCTGTTTTCGCAATAGCGAACATTTTGAATATTTCTGTTGAAAGGATCATTTTTTTGTAATTAGGACTGCAAATATAGTAATAAAAGTTTACCTGTGCAAATTTATTTACTAAAATTTTATACCTTTACAGATTAGCTATGTCATCTAAACATTTGATTAGGTTAGTAGAGTGAATTTGAGATTCCTTTCTTGCCATCTCTATTGCAAAGTCAGAGTCCTTTAATATTTTCCTAATGCTCTCTGCCACCGCCATCAACGCCTCTTTTTTGTTTGTATAAATCTTATGGTAGCTTCCAAAGATTGTTTTATCCCCTTCCGTTATGGTGTTACCATAATGTGTACTGAGCGCTTTATATAGATCACTCTTAGGATTAGCTTGTTCTACCATAATAGAATCAACTTTAATAGTAGTTACTTTAAATGGTGACACTTTAGGATACAACCCTTTATAACTTCCACTATCCTTCTCTAATCCCCACACTAAATCACCTGGGCGTAAGTCTTTTATTGTCTTCATTATTATTACAGTTTTAAATTAGTGCTTCCAATGTTTAAAGGCTCCTCCGTCAGTTTCGAACTTAACTTCAGGACAAAAGTATGATGCGGCTTCTTCCATAAACTTACCTTGAAGCTCGGCCACCTCTTCCCCATACTTCTCTGGACACTCAGAAACGCTTTCATCATGTAGAAGGAGGCATATTTGCCAATCAAGCTCTGGGTGTTCTACAGAGTATTTGCGCATATTAAGCTGCGATACTTTAGATTGCTTTGCAGATACTCCTTGGATTTTAAGGTTGCAACCTCTGTTTTCAAGTCTGGACCTCATAATACCGTTCAGGCTGAACCACTCTTTAATATAGGGTTTAGTCTCGTATAAATTATCTTTATACTCTTGTCGGCTTACCGGGTCCATTGCTCTGTACTCCTCAGTAAAAAAGTAGCTCTTACACTCCTTCTCCCTTTCCAACATCTCTTCATACCCCTCCTGTAAAAACAAAGCTTTCATTTTAGGTTCAAACAGAACATACCCATTTTTAGAGGCCTGACTTTTACTGCCCTCAATAAAGGCATGTAACTCAGGAAAGGTTTCAAAATACCCTGAAACCAAAGCCTCTGCTTCCCCCATACCAATACCCAACTGTTTCGAAAGCGATATGGCTGTGATGCCATACACCAGACCAAAGTTAACTGCCTTGGTGTCCTGCCTCATCTTAGCCATTTCTGGTGTAAAGTCAGGGTGTTTTGATCCATCTGGCCTTTCCTTAGGTACAATTTTAAGGGTAGACTCTGGATTACGTACTTCATGGACCAGGGCTGAGGTGTAGGAGTGGAAATCCCCCCCGAATACTGGGTGCCCATTATTGAAGAAGTCAAGTAGCTTTGGGTCTTTACTTTTAGCTGCAATGTTGCGGGACTCCTGTGAGGAGTAGTCGTTCACCACTAACACCCTATCTGTTCCCTCCAGCGTAAAGGCTCCCCTGTGTGTGCCAGGGATAGCCAAGAGGTTAGGACTGGTTGTAGCAGTCCTGGAGGAAATAAGGTGTAACCTGTAGTTAGGGTGTACCCTACCAGTAATAGGGTGTACATACTTTAAAAATTCCTTTCCGTATGTGGTAATGTTCATTTGAGTCTTGCGGAACAACAGATAGGCCAATTTAAGCGTGTCTGTGTCCACAATATCGTGCCATACGTCTTTCCCATAGTCATCTTTGAGATTGTTCGGCAGCGTTGGCAATAGAGCCTTAGATGAGGCAGACCACTCCATCTTTTTAGTTTGCTTTGACCTTTCCTTTGGACAAGCATCTAAATGGCGTAAAAGTGCTATGACCTGTTTTGGCGACTTCCAATCTATCAAACACTCCTCCTCCCCAGGCCCGAATAGCGTCATACCTGAAAACTTAGGTATGTTTTCTATCACATATTGATCAAGAGCTTTCCTGCGCTCTACATACTTTACCTCATTGTCCTCATGCATTTTACTCCAGATTTCACTGGAGAAGGGTAGGCCGTTGTATTCCATGTCTGCTCCAACCTGTGTATACCAAGACTCCAGCTTGATGTTTTTTGGATTGTGGAAGTGAAAGCCTAAAATGAAATGCCCCCTGTCTTGCTCCTGTTTAATTAAAAAGGGGTATACAATATCCTCTATACCATAGATAACCTGCTCCTTGGTGAATGGTTCAGCTTTCATAGTTACAAACTGCAAACGAATGGACTTATCCATCTCTGCTGAAAGCTCTAATTCAAACGGGGTTACAAAGTTATCTCCAAAATCCTCATCATTTAGAAGGTCATCGTCAAGGGTTACCGTCTCTTTAACATTATCAAACAGGGTGAGCTCTGAAGACTTTTTAGTCACTCCAAGATAAGTTTCGGCCATCCCGGCAAGAGACAAGTTTCTGTTTATACCATTGTACAAACTCATCTCTGCCATCATTGTGTCGTATACGTTTAAAAGTCGTATCCCGTAGTTGTGGCGTAAGTGTTTTCCTTCAAACTTAAGGTTTTGTCCTACGATAAGCTTGTCGTCTCTCCAGTGCAGCAGTTTGATTACTGGCTCCAGCTCTTCCCTAGTAAAGTCCCTTACATCTATGGCAAACTGCTTACTAAGATCCCCTATTTGGATCATTATAACCCTACTCAGATATGGGTCAAGACCCCCCTTATAGATTTTGTTTTCTAAATTACCAAGCTTTGGGTGTCTGCTGGTCTCGATGTCAAGGCCGATCTCAGGGACGCTCTCACAATAATCAACAGCCTCCTGGATGGTTGCATAGTTATCTATACCATCGATTTTATATTTACCAACAAAAAACTGAGTATTACTCATAGTTTAGGTGGTCCGCACTGGGCACAGGTTTTGACAATAATAAAATAGTTTCCTTCGTTGTATTTATCCATTTGTGGAATATCCTTCTTAACGTACCTACTGGGCCTTAAGTAGGTCCTCTCTACTGGCTTTATATCGTGACAAAAATCACACATATCCATTTCAATGTTCCCCATTGTTTCTTATTTTTATTAGTAACGTATAACTCTTATCTCTAATCCTTTTTCCTCAGCCAAATCTATCATGTGCCTTGTTCCCCTGGACTCTCCATCCCAAAAGGCAACTAAGGCCTCCGCATTATCTGCCATCTGAGCATTACGAAGATACCCAGCGCTTTTACCATATTTGTCCCAGTCTGCTGGATACCTTTCCACTTTGTACCCCCTATCCTTGGCATACCGCTCCCCAAGCTGATCTGCCCCTTTAGCTGTTCCTGACACAATTACAATATCAAAAATACCCTCTTTTCTTCGGAGCAGTTGGTCAAGCCTGTCTGCAAGCATAGTGTAGTCATTGAAACCCCTACTGCCTGCTATAATCGTTCTAAACCTTTCCTTTACCTTTTTAAATGTCATAGTTAAAATTCAGGTCCTTCCTCTAAGTCTCCAAAGTCAATATCATCGAAAGGAGTATTCATAATATCCAAATCTTCCTCCTCATATAAAGCAAGGTTGGGTAGGTCTATGGACTCTATGTAGATATCCTGGAATAAAATATCCTCCTCCCTAACCTTCAGGATGTGATAGAAAATACGACCAAGCGTATTAAAAGCAACCTTATTAGTATTGCCGATAGGTGCTGTAAAGTGTTCCCTAAGGGCGTGATATGTAGATGGATGTACCCTCAGATACTCATTAATGCCTAACCTGTTCGGGTTATGTACTACAATAAGGTAGTCTGCAATGTGGAACATAGTGTCTGACTGGTATACGTCAGACCTGTTGGGTGCCGCATTGATATCCTTATCTTTGATCCTACCAAGTATACCCCTGTTAAGCTGGGTTAGAATGATGAAATAAGCGTTGTCGAACTCCCTTTTTAGTTGGTTTACATACTCTACAGCAGCATCAATAGTGCCTTTCTTCTCCCCTCCCTCATTTTTAAACAGAGCCATGTGGTCAATAGCTATAATAACAGCCTGCTTATCTTTGTGTTCTTCGAGAAACTCCTTGGTTTGTTTATAGAACTGGCTGGGGGTGCAGGTCTCCTCCTCTATGAAGTACCTGTCATCCCTTAGTGTATCCATATACCTACCCGCAAGCTCTTTCTCTTCTGGTGTAAACTCTTCAAGAAGGATCTCTCGCTTAGTCTTACCTTCGATGTGTTTATTAAGACCCCTCAATACAAGATTAAAAAGCTTCATCTCAAACGAGAAATCCAAAAACACAAAGTTTTCACAGTTTGGATTCAAATCCTTATTCATAACATTCTCCCTTATAGTTTGAAGTTCGAATGTCTTACCAGCCCCAGATGCCCCCGCTATAACAACAATATCCCCAGGTAGTAAACCCCCCAGGGTAGTGTCTATTTGCGGCCTTCCAGTAACAACAGGATTGATCTTTCCGCTTTGGTATTTAACCAGCTTTCGGATCTCACTGTTAACCAGATTCTTTACCTGTTTTATCGGCATTTAGTAGGTCTTTATTTTCTATTATAAATTGATAGAGTTTGCTTTCTGATAATTTGGGTACTTTTTGGAAGACCGTTCCCCCCTTCCATATTAAGTTCTCCAGGCTGGGTATATACTTACCCCCGCTATCCTCCTGAGCAGCCTTTAGAAAAAAGGATACAGCCTTGTACACCTGCTTTCGGGTAAAGCCCGTTTCATTCCTGAACCAAGCCAAAAGTTCCTTTACTTTTTCCTGATTACCAACAGGTTTCTCCACTTTACCATACTGGCTAACTAAGTACTCTACAAGCAGCTCGTCTTGCTCTGTGTAGTTTGGTACCTTAGAGTCTCTCCAAATCTGTCTACCTTTAGAGGACAGTCTGAGTATCGTGAAGTCGTGATCATCCTTACGCTTCTTCTTTTTAAGAGTTTCTATAAGCCCCATAGACAGCAGCCTCTTTAGGTGTGGCTCCGTTAGGTACATTATAAGCCACTCGGACATATCTTCAGAGGAGTTCTGAGCTAAGAGCTGTAGTAAGAAGTGGTCGTAAGGTTCAAGACCTTTCTGCGATAAATAGTTGATGTTAATCATTGTTCAAGTACCTCCTCTCCAACGCCATCGATAGTTTTGTCGATTCCTGGCTTTTCTTTAGTAATTCTGGCAATCGCCTGACCAT